CTTCATGCGTTGGGATTGGATTCTCGCTGAAATGATTTGGGCTTTTGAACAAGAAATAAGAGATGATGATGAAGGTCAATTCTTTGACCATTCTGAATGTGGAGACCTTAAAGATATTAAAGATTGGAATGAAAGAATATCAAAAGTTAAAGTTGACAATGAAGGTTTAGAAGCTCATCAAAAGAGAAAGGCAAACGGCTTTAGATTATTTGGTAGATATTATCAGAACCTTTGGGATTAAATAATGGTACAAAAAACATTTAGTATGGATCGTGATATTAGTTCTTATGTCATGGTCTTTGAAGAATGGATTTCTAGTGATGTGTGTAAACAAACCTGTGATGAGATTGAAAATGCTCCTTGGCAACAACACACATTTTACAATCCTGTGGATGGGTCTTATGATACACGAAGCGGTAGCCGTGAATTAGATATAGCATATGGTCGTGGCGTATCAACACAATCACACATCATGCAAAGAATCCATGATGCTTACTCCGAATATTTAACACGATTACAATTACCATGGTTTAATAGTTGGTCTGGTTTTAGTGAAGTGAGATTTAATCGTTATGAAGAAAGCCGTTTGATGGCCGAGCATTGTGACCACATTCATAGCATGTTTGATGGAAAACGCAAAGGCATTCCAACAATGACCTTTTTAGCCTCACTTAATGATGAATATACAGGTGGAGAGTTTGTAATGTGGGGAGATGAAGTTATACCAATGGGTAAAGGTTCTGCTCTTGTATTTCCATCTTGTTTTCTTTATCCACATAGAGTTGATCCAGTAACTAGCGGAATAAGGTATTCTTGCGTTTCTTGGTCTTGGTAATTACTAAATAGATTACCGGCATCACACATAAAGTCGGTAACACACATTAACACACAGGAGAATTATTATGTCAAACATGACACCTTTTGAAATACGGCTCGAGCTTTTAAAAATGGCGAGAGATATGCTTTCTGATGATTATTTCGGTAAGCGTGAAGCAATATCAAATCAATGGTCCACAGATTGTGAAACGGCCAAAATCAAAGGTGAGGAACCACCGAAACATCCAGGTTACCCGCCATTCCCCTCCGAACAAGAAGTCATTAACAAGGCAAAGACCTTAAACGATTTCGTTTCTAACATAACCACAGATACAAAACCAACAAAAAAATCTGTTTGATGAGGGTTTAGACGGCCGGTTTTCTCGGCCGTTTAACACACACAAAGGAGAAATTTTGAAAAAAACTATTGTTTTATTTACAATGATACTGGTTGCAAGTGTAACATTGACAGCAATAACTTCGGTAAGCAATTTGCGGGCTATGCCTTATAAAGCAAATTACAATATTATGAGCTCAGATGCCAAGAAACAGATTGAGTGTCTAGCAGAAAACATTTACTTTGAAGCTGGGCATGAACCAGAAGTTGGTAAAATTGCCGTAGCATTTGTCACCATCAATCGTGTTAAAAGCGGTAGATTTGAAAATGACATTTGTGGGGTGGTCAAACAAAAAATTCAGAACATTTGCCAGTTTTCTTGGTGGTGTGAAGAACGGCCAAAGGCAATATCTGCCAATAAGGTCTTGACAAACACAAACAATTCGTTATATAATAGTATTCGTGAACTTGCAGTTTATGTATATGTAAATCACGAAAAGATGGAAGATCCATCTAAGGGTGCCTTATTTTACCATGCCGATTATGTTAATCCTCAATGGCGAAATATGGAAAGATTGACCGTTATTGGTCGGCACATTTTTTATAACAGGAAGGATTTAAAGTCAATATGATTACAGATAAAATAAACGATTTAAAAACAATCGTCATTTGTGTTTCAACATTAATATTAGCCACAATTATTTCAATTGCTTGGTTTAATATTCACGATAGGTCACTTATGGCTGCAAACATGGATGAAGCCATTAAAAAAGGAATTGATCCTATTTCGGTTCGTTGCTCGTATGTTCAGAGCACGGATTTAATTTGTATTGCGTTTGCTGCTTCAGCGCAATCACACAATGTAGCACAACAAGCAGTTAAAAAATAATTAAGGAATTTATATTATGTCAAGATTTACTTTTATATGTGAAGATGAACCAATGCCATTTAGCGATGGCATTGTTTCAAAGAAAACGGTTGAATTCAATGGCGAATCTTTAGATAGTATTGTTAATGAATTTGAGATGTTCTTAAAAGGTTGTGGATTTAGTTTTAATGGACAATTAGATTTTGTCGATGACCATAGTAATAGTTTTGATTATGGTGAAGAACCACCTGAATGGCGAACCGAAGAATTTAAAACATCAAAGTTTGATTTTTCGGAGATTCAAAAACTTAATTGGCCATTTCCTAGACAAGTTGAGAGCTCAGACAAATAATGCCTACAAAAGACGAGATGGTAAAATTTGCTAGAGCAATTGATGGTCTAGTGGCAAATACAGATTATAATTACATTGAAGCCATCGTTGAATACTGTAAGCAAACTGGATTAGAAATTGAAGTAGCCGCCACTTTGGTGAATGCTAATTTAAAATCTAAGTTAACGGCTGATGCAATGGATTTAAATTTACTGAAAGAAAAAGGATCACGATTACCAATATGATTGATGGTTATGAAGCGTTTAGTTTGTATCAATCGCTCAAATTACATTTCAACCAACAAACATATGATTTCTTTAAGTATAACGGCAAGACAAACACATCAAAATTGGTCTTTGAGAATCGCAAGGACAAATACCACTTTTATAAGTTAGCCCGTAAGGTAACACAGAAAGACGATTTGGTTTCTTTTCTGGTTGCTAACTTTGTAGAAAATGAAAATGTTTGGGTTGGTGATTTATTGACAGAAGATGCGGAAGTGAATTTTCGCAAGCATCAAAAGATTATTCAATCGCTGTCGTATATTTTTGAGAATGATTGTAAAGTTATTTTTGAAGATTGTAAAGAACCGAATGATGTAATACGGGTGGTTGATGGTGAGTATCCAATACTGTTAAAGAAAGCTTTGCGTAAGGAGATTCATGTTGAAACTCTTTGCCTGTTAGCACAAATACTAGGTTTCTTGCCTATGTGGAACAAAAAAATCACCGACACAATTCGTTGGCCAGAATACCAAAAGAAGCTAACGAAATATGCCCACTTTTTACCGCAAGATATGGTAAAATATAAATTGATACTTAAAAAGATTATATAATGATTAAAACGATATACCTAGACATGGATGGTGTGATTGCTGATTTTGAAAAGAAGTTTATTGAATTATATGGATTTTTATCATTGGCCAAAAGAGACCGAAAAACTTGGTCAAAAGATTGGGAAGATTTCATATTAAACCAAAAAGCTTTTGAGGAGTTAGATTGGTTTTCTGGTGGCCAAGAGTTGTTAGCATACATTCGCAAGCATCCAGGTATCCATGTAGAAATACTATCTTCATCTGGTGGCGAGAAGTTTCATGGTGAAGTAACTGTTCAAAAAAACAATTGGTTAAAAAAACATGGAATTAATTATAAAGCCAATATTGTGCCTGGTCGTAGGCATAAAAAAGATTGGGCGAATCCTAGTTCGGTAATTATTGATGATACACCTGATGTAATTACGGCATGGAACAAAGCAGGTGGTGTAGGCATACTTCACAAAGATGTTAAAGAAACCATGAAAACGCTTGACACGCTACTAAATAAATGATATACTATGTTTATGTGAATAAGTCGTTTATACATCGCTAATATTAATACTCCGTTTATACGAAAGGAAATACTATGAGTAGTTTTGCAAACCTAAAGCGTGGCCGTTCTGACCTCGCTAAACTCACAAAAGCAATTGAAGCAACATCACAACCCGCTGAAGCTGGTTCTAAAGATGATACTCGTTTTTGGCAACCAGAAGTAGATAAAGCAGGCAATGGTATGGCAGTTATTCGTTTTCTACCAGCACCAGCTGCTGATGGTGACGATGCTCTTCCATGGGTTCGTGTTTTCTCACACGGCTTCCAAGGACCTGGTGGTTGGTTCATTGATAATTGCTTAACAACAGTTAATGAAAAATGTCCCGTCTGTGAGCACAACAGCACATTATGGAATTCTGGCATTGAAGCAAATAAAGATATCGCAAGAAAGCAAAAGCGTAAACTATCTTATGTTGCTAATATTATGGTTATTTCTGACCCAAGTAATCCTGCCAACGAAGGCCAAGTAAAATTATTTAAATTCGGTAAGAAGATTTTTGATAAGATTACAGAAGCAATGAATCCTGAATTTGCTGATGAAACACCAGTTAACCCATTTGATATGTGGGAAGGTGCTAACTTCAAATTAAAGATTCGTAATGTTGAAGGCTATCGTAATTATGATAAATCAGAGTTTGCAAGTAAGTCAGCAATCTTTGAAGGTGATGATGAGAAACTTGAGCAACTTTGGAAATCAGAGTTTGGTTTAAAAGAGTTTTCTGAGAAGAAGCAATTTAAACCTTATGAGCAATTGAAATCTCGTCTGGATAAAGTTCTTGGTTTTGAAGGTACTGTAGCACCTAAAACTAAAGCAATTGATAGTTTAGATACTCTGAAGGAAGAAGATGTTCCTTTTGATACCTCTAGTGTTGAAGATGAGGACTTAGATTACTTTAAGTCGCTCGCTGAAACGAAGTAAACAATCCCATGCAAGTGCTAAACCCCGCTTCGGCGGGGTTTTTTATGCAAAACTGGATCCAACAAGAGCATCAACAATATCTTTATCGTATGCAGATGCCGGTCTTCCTGCTGCGGGTGCAGATGCCACAGTTGTTCTTTGTGAATTATCTATAGCAACACTTCCTCCGCCACCACCACTTTGACGACCATCAGCTACACTAGATGAAGCGGAAGCTACAGTTGAACCTGTTGACGGCGGCGCCGCAGCCGCTAAAGTAGCTCCTCCGCCTCCACCACTAGATGGTGCAGCACCAGTTGGACTAGAAGCAACCATTACAGCTGCTCCGCCACCTGGAGCGCCACCTCCGCCAGTAAACATTCCTAACTCAGCAGTTCTTCTTTTTTCTAAACCCGCTAAAACTTTACCGCCAGCTTTATTATATAAAGGCAACGCCTGTGCTATTTCAGCATCGGTTCTTTTTCCATCATTTGTTAAATTTTTCAGTTGGCCTGGACCTAAATTATAAACAAAAGAAGCTAAAGCATCCATTTTTCCTTGGTCCCAATTATAACCTTTTTGTTTTGCGTAACTGGCCACATATTGATAGGATTTTGATATCTCATCTCTTAATCTTTTATCAGCTTCAGCTTCAGTAATCATTTCATCTGGACCGCTAGCTTTAGTTCCATAACCAATGCTGTATTGTTTATAATCCCAAAAAGCTTTTGATGTGCCTTTGCTTTGAGCAAGAGCTGGATTTTCTTTTTGTTTTAGAAAATTAATTAAACCATCACTTGGCCCACTTCCTGCTGGAGTTGTAGATTTGGTTGGAGTTGTTGAAGTTGCTGGTGCTGCAGGAGAAGGAGAAACGGTTGTGAATGGAGTTCCATCTCCAGAAGTTAAAGGAACTCCAGCTCCCGTCATAACTGGTGCACCAGATCCACTTGTAACTTGGTTCGGCACAGCACTTGGTGCAGCTAGAGGTGCGGCTGAAGCAGGAGTTGGTGCTGGAGTTTGTCCAATATTGTTTGCTTTTTTATATTCATCAACGGCTTTAGCTGAGTCCTCACCTCGTTTAGAAAAACCCTCTAATTGTTTTTCATTTAGCTTTTGGCCTTCATTCATATTTTTTTGATAATCAGCTATTTCTAATTTTGTTCTTTCGTATTCTGATAACTTTTTCCTGCGGTCTTGTTCATCTTTTTGGCCAGCTAAACCACCAGTTTTAGCAATATCATCAATTCGTTTACTTTCTTCTTCATCTGCAAAAGAATCTTTATTTTTAGCAATTTTCATAACAGCAAAAACCAAACCACCTAAAAGAGCAAGGCCTGCTCCAGCTAAAAGTAATGGCCCTAAAGCTGCAAGTATGGGAGCAAGCATAGCAGGTAAAGCAGCTCCTTTTAATAATGATGGTAACATATCTCCAACATCAGGTACGAGGTCTTTAGATTCTTTAACGAATAAAGCTGAACTTGGAGATTGCCCGTCTTTCTTTTTTCCTAAAATGCTGGTCAAATTTGAAGCGCCAATTGAACCGCCAAGTTTACCTAAAGCTCCCATTTTACCTTCAAAAGCAGATTCTCTAGCTTGTTGTCTATTGAAGAAATCGCCTGATTTTGTCTGAGGTTTGCCGCCAGAACTTTTAACTAATTTAATAATATTTTGTTTTACAAGGTGCATATCTCTGGCCATTGCAGGCATAGCTAAAGTATTTTTTGCAGTTATTTTTGTTGCTTGAGCTATTAGTGATAACTCTCCAGCGCCAGAAGAAATAGAAGGCATTGAAGAAGCTACTGATGGAGTTTTTCGTGAAGTTGCTGAGTATGGCTTTAAACCAGGAAACATTGTAGCTATAATTCCACTAGAATCAAGCATCTGCCTTGGGTCTATTTTTTCACCCAA